AGTTCTTCTGTCGTCATTGCAGCACGAGCGGCTGCAGATTTCTCTGCTTGACCAACTGGTTTGCTTGTTTGGGTTGGAGTTCCATCTCCACCAAATCCCAACCATCCCCCCACCACACTATTCTTAACCCAATCAGGCACCATATCGGTCATAAGTGCCTTCCAATCTACATCAAGTAAGTCTGTAAACCATTCGACGATTTTCTCGACCGCTCCCACAATCAGCCCACCAATACTAAAATCTTCTGGATTTGCAACCTTTTCAGCAGCCTCATCAAACCCAAATAATTTTAGTAACCATTTGCCAGCTGCAAGGATACCTTTTGCAATCATATTAGGCAAGAAATATATAATATTGATAATTCCAGCAGCAATGCCAGCAGCCCCCTCATCAAAAGTAAAGAGACTGCTAATCCACTTCACTACTGTTTTAATTGCATTAGTTACAACACTTCTGATTGACCACCCCTCTTCTTCACCTTCTACTTTTTCATCCGTAGCTGCCCATGCAAATAGACCCTTAATCCAATCTTTAACAGCCGTTGCTTTTTCTACAATCCAAGTTTTCAAGTTAGTCCATCCCGCCACTACAGCATCAGACGCAAAAGTAAACTTATCTGTAAACCATTGCTTGATAGCAATAGCAGCCTCAGATACAAACGTCTTGAGTCCGGTCCATCCAGCAACCACAGCATCTTTAGCAAAAGTAAACTTTTCAACAAACCAATCTTTAACCGCTAAGGCTATTTCAGCTACTTTCTCTTTTAATCCAACCCACCCCGCAATCACAGCATCTTTAGTAAAAGTAAACTTCTCTACAATCCATTCCTTTACTGCTGTAGCTTTCTCTACAATCCAAGTTTTCAAGTTAGTCCATCCAGCCACTACAGCATCCTTAGCAAAGGTGAATTTTTCTACTATCCAATCCCAAAATGGTTTAATCGAATTATCCCATATCCATGCACCTACAGAAGCAACGGCGCCGAAAGTTGCTGTCCACAATGCATCGAAACCACTTACGAATATACCCCCAATCCAAGAGAAAAAAGGTTTAATTGCTTTATCCCATATCCATGCACCTATAGAAGTAGCAGCACCCCATAGACCTTTCCATAAAGCACCCCAATCTATATCTGTGAATACTCCTACTATCCATTTCCAGAATGGTTTAAGAGCCTTATCCCATATCCATGCACCTATAGTTGCAGCTCCTGATAACATATCACTCCATAATTTGCTCCAATCCATACCTTTAAATATATCTACAACCCAATCCCAAAATGGTTTAAGAGCTTTGTTCCATAAGAACGCACCTACATCTGCTGCTCCTTCTAAAATACCTTTCATCAAATCTTTCAATGCTTGTACTGGATTAGAAAATAATAATTTCATCCATTCCCATATCGCTTTCAATGCAGGAATCACTTTATCGGCAAGAAAATTCTTTAAGTTTTCCCAATACTCACTATTAAGAAATGCTACAATCGCCAACATTGCACCAGCAAGTAGAGTGCCTTTTAATATATTCATAAGACCTTTACCAGCACCACTAATTTTTTTGGCTGCTGCGTCTTTCAGACTACCAAACATGCCGGTTACACCACCAGCAATTTTTCCAAGAAGATTTTGATTTTTCTTTGCTTCCGCTTTTTGTTCTTGTTTTATTTCTTTTCTGGCAGAGGGACTATCAGCACCTTTCAAACGAGAGGCGAGCATTTTCTTCTGAAGTGCAGCATTTTGCTTATTATATTCTTTGTTATCTTCAGCTTTCATACCTGATTCTTCAAGCTGAGTTTTCATATTTTCCAGAACTTCTTGTTGTCGCTCGAACTCGGCTTGTTGTGCCTTTCGGTCTTCAAACATTTGTTTTGTTACTGCACTGAATCCTTCTGCCATCTGACTATCCTATTTTTTACTCCTACTTGTGCCAGCATATAGACCAAACCATGCAGCACCCGCACCAACTACAATTGATACAAGTCCTGATTGTGCTATTGTAGGATCATCTACTCCCATAAACCATATTGTTACTTTGTATAAGAGATAAATGTAAGTTGATATGAATACTCTTGGAAATATTCTCCATGCGTCAACCGCTCTAGCAAGATCAATCAAACCCTGATATCTATTCTTACTAGAGTCCACCATATTAGTGTCAATCTCTAGTTCCAGATTTACTTTTTTGGTTTGGTCAGCCATGTTTTCGTTTTTCCCTTTCCATTTTATCTGCTTCTTCTTTTAAAAATTGCATTAATAATCCAATGTATATTTCCCTTTCCCAAGGTATCATGTTTTCCAATTCAGTCAAACTATAATTATGATGTTGCATCATTCCAAAGTTGGTTTTATAATAGTTCTCCAAGGTATCATGAGAAAGGGCTATACGAAAAAACTTTGCAGTCCCTCAATTGGTATCTCACTCTTCTTTTTTGTCTTAGGGTTTTTCACCTCAACAACGTGAATCAGTTTAGGCATGGTATTGAAAAAATTGGTTACTTGTTCAAAATTATCTGATGTCATGCTACCAATAAATTCATCCAGTTCTTTATCTGAAATATCTACCTTATTGTAAATGGTTTCCCCATGATGAATTTCATGAACACATCGTTTAATCATTTCAAACAGGGATTTGACTTCACCTTCTGCATCAAAGCCAGTCATATCTCCTAAACATGGATATTTCATTACCATTGAAATACCATCACTTAGTTCTATGGTATTATTATGATCAACACTCATTTGTACATCAACTTCTTCTAAATTAATTTCCACATCTACTCTTGTTTTTTCATCATCAGGACATAACAAACTTAGTTTAACTTTTTCACCAACAGATTTTCCTCGTATTCTCAGAAAGACATATTCAACATCAAACATTGGTAAAGCATAAGGGTCAATATCATCAAGTACACAATTATTGATAATTTGTGCAAACGCCTTTTCTATTTGTTTGTCCTCTCCTGATTCTTGTGCAATCATTAGAGCTTTTTGTTCTTTTACAAGAAACGGTCTATATTCAACCTGTTTACCCGTTGAAGGTAAAGTCAACTCATAGGTTACAGTGTTAAGTTTAGGTAGTGCCATAATCATTCATCCTTTATTATAGTCTAGTTAATACTCGCGGAATATTGCGAGTAATATTTCGTTCCACGGTGTTTATCACGGTAGAGAATATTTTATCTTTCAAATTTGGTGCTTGTCTGGTAATATCTAAGGTTTCCCACCATCTAAAAGAAAAGGTTACTGGTATTTTTATAATCTCACTACTTGGTGCTTGATTTAAGCCTACTGCACCTATTGTCTTGGGAAATGCCTCATGAAGTCGAATTCCGTAACGTCTTTGATTTTGTTTATCTAACAAATATATCTGCACTTCACTAACATAATCTTGATGATATCCCACATCCCATGTTTCTTCATTGAAAGCCTTTTTCTGCCACTCTTCAAAAAATACTCGTTCTTCTAATCCAGAACTTGCATAAAATGTCATCTCTACATCACCAGCATAAGTAACACCATTAACAATTTCTCTAGTAGGCCCGTAAACATTAGTATCATCCATAGCAGCCAAATTTCTGCCTGGCATGGTTGTGGACTCACATCTCATAGAAACTGCTCGAGGATCACCAACTAATGATCCAGATGCAAATGAACTATTACTTCCACTTATTGGTGGAAGAATTAAACACTCAAATCTATTGGGAACTGCATATCCATCTTCCGAATGAAACGTAGATAGAATATCATTCAGAACACCAAATGCACCACCTTCTAGAAACTTTGCGAGACTTGCCATTAAATCATACTCCTAGATTCTTTCCAAACTTCTGATGCAGAAGCTTTCTTGAATCTTTGTACAGGTAGTAATACCGCAATTGTCCACTCATCTGCATCAATTCTACGAAATTGTGACTTAGTATACCCTGCTAGATATTTATGTATGGTAGGTCTAATTAATTTAACACTTTTTAATTTATTGTAATCTACCACCATTCTTGTTGTTACTGCTGTAAAATCCTCTGAGTTGGTATAATCCACCAATCTATCAAGCAGTTTTACACGCAATGGTATAGGAAGGTAGTGCATGTTTATTCCTAAAAATCCATCACTATATGTTTCAAGGGGCAGTACAAGAGGAAATGTATCGTAATAAGGGAGCTTCTTCTTAAATTTTGGATCATATAAGAACATGTTTAATTTGCCATAGAAAGGTCTACTGTCTCTCTTACCATCCCGAATCAATTGTTGAGCTCCAGGCTTACCAAACTCTTTGATTTTATCTCTATACCATTGAGTTGACCTTGGACGACCCCTAGTTTCATCTTTGACTGCTTGTATGAATTTTGATACTGCCATGTGACTATTTATATGTAATGTTAAGATGGTCCTCTGTTAAAATCTTAAATTCCATATTGTTGTTGTTGCACCATTCTGTTGCATACTTCCATTTGGCTTCATTGATACCCCACGTTTCAACCTCATTAAACCATTTTTTGGTTCTTCTTTTCGGTTTTGATGGTGGTGGAGAGCATTGCTTTTTGGGCTTTACCTCTATAATGAACTTCTTAATGGAACCATCATGTTGTTTTATTTTAATATAGAAATCTGGAAAGTATCTGTGTATTCTACCATCCCAAGGAGATAAATAGGGTATAATGACTTCTTCACTCCCCCATTCAATAACAGATTCATTGGTATCGCAATACACCATAAATTTGCGCTCCCATAAAGAACGGTAGATAATCCTTTGAGGATCACCTCTATATTTTTTGGGTTTTTTTGCTATGTATCTACCAGAATAAGACATGACTTATAAATATATATAAAGGTATATAGATATGGCAATTGTAGATGGCGTAAAAAATGCAGTTACTTCTCAGGTAGCAGCTAGGGCAAACAAATCAATCCGGGCTGGACTAACAAAGGTCGCAGGGAATCTTTTAGGAATCACCACTAGTTTTGACGGTCCACAACTTGGAGCACAAGCCCCAAGATTTACACCAACCAAGTACACTACAGAAAGTCTTGCGTATCCTCTGGATGTAGAAGAAGACCCTCGACAGGGACATTACATATTCTTTAATATCAATATTCAAGATAAAGCCAGAATAGCAAAACAAAAATTTATTAGTGACATGAGAC